GTCCCAGGCCACCTTGACGAAGGAGTCACCGGAGACACCGCCCTGCTGGCCGATCTCCCAGAGGATCTCTTCCTTGTCGTTGTCCACCTCCCAGATCCGCTTGAGCAGGCCGGGGATGATGTGCTCGTACTCCTTCGGGGAGCGGAACTGCACACCGTGGTTGAACGTGAAGTTCGTGATGAAGTCGCTGAGCGCCTTGCAGTAGTTGAACGTGAGTTGGGGCTCTCCGGTTTCGCGCCGATATGCCCAGTGGTGACCCAGGTAGAACGCCCAGTTGTTGGCGTAGCGATTAAGCCGAGGACCGTGGACCTCGAACTCCTCGTCGGACAATTCCACCAGCCCCAGCGGGGAGATCTGCATGGTCAGATCAGAACCAGCAGCCCGCATGCTCGGGGAGGCGAATGACATCGACATATGGCTAATCCTATGGGAGATCTGCTTGCGGGTTAGAGGCGACCGAACAGGGCATTCCGGTGATAGTCACCGAGAGTTGATTCGTCGTTCTCCGCGTGGTCCTGAACAGTGCGGCCTGAGAAGAGATCCATCTGGTCATGCGAGGCGGTCGGAACGGCTACCGGGGACTCTCCGGACTCCTTGGCGTGGTCCTGGTCGTGCTCCCACGAGCCCCGGGCGAACCGGTCCTTGAACTTGGCCGAGGAGCCCATCGGCTCGTGCCCGAGACGGATCGCGTCGTCGCGGGGGTGGTTCATGTCCTCACCGACCGTGGCCTCCTTGGAGCGGAACTGGTGCCAGTTCAACTCGGGGAAGGTGCCCTGGTGGCCGGGGGCGATGTCGATCTGTCCCTTGACCCGGAAGGCGGGAGCCCTCCACTCGGCCAGGTCGTCGTTCCCGGCACCGCTCCTGCCGAAGTTGGTGTGGTCCCGGTGGTACACGCCCTTGGTCATCGCGGGGTGTGGGGCCACTGTGTGGACTCGTACGCGGTCGGGCTCGGGGGCGTCTACGCCCTCACGGCGAGAGCGCTCGGCCTGCCAGCGGGATGAGACCCCGGCACCGTGAGCGAAGCGCCAGGCGACGTTCTCGTTCTCCGTGGCGAAGGCGTGATCGCTGGACTTCTGGCCGGAGTGCCCGGCGTCAGCCCACAGGGAGTTGTCGTGGACTCCAGCGGCGTGAGGGACGATGTCCTTGCCCTGGATGTCGTGAGTGGTGCCGTGGTACAGAGGGCCCTTGTACTTGCCCGGCTTAGGTGCGGCCATAGCCGGACTGCCGGTGCTTGAGTTCACCATGCTTCTCGGCCAGCGAAGGGCCCTTGGTCGCCATCACCCGAGCCAGGTGGTCCTGGTAGGCCGAGGCGTACTCGAAACCGTTGGTGTAGCCCTGCCGTACGGCGTGCAGCGAGGCGGTTGGCCTCCTGCCAGGTCTTCGTGTCCTTCTGCCCTGAGTAGTACGACCGGACCTCGGGGGCGGCGTCCTTGTGGGACATTCCGGCCCAGCGGTCCTCCTGGTCGTAGCCGTGAGTGGTCAGTGAGAACGTGCCGCTCGGGTTGTTGAAGTCACCGGAGCCGATGCTCTCGCGGCGGTCGTTGAACGCGACCATCTCGTGCCTTTCTGTGGACCCCCGGCTCATACCCGGGGGCCTCCAGTCGTCGTCAGGAAGGGAGGATCAGTCGTCCACGGTCGCGGCGTTCTGCCGCTCGTAGCGACCACCGCTGCGGTCGACCTCTTCGTAGGTCTGGGCCGCGTAGTCGTTGAACGAACCGTGGGCGAACTCACCGAGGTAGGTCGGAGCCTCGACCCAGGCGGCAGAGCCGACGTGGGCACGCTCGGCCATGGTCTCCTGCGGAGACTTCTCGAAGACGTTGGCGTTGTGGTTCGGACGACCGGGAGCGGTCAGGTAGCCCTGCATCGCACCCTTCGTGAACTCGTTGGGCACGTCGGTGTCGGTCGCAACGCCCTCTTCGAACCGAAGCGGGCCGCGCCGAGTGTTGTTCTGGCCGATCTTCTCCTCGTACACGTTGGTCGTGCGCTCGGGGAAGCCGGGATTAGGAGCGAGTCCCATGTTGAAACCTCTTTCGCGAATGAGGGATTGCAATTCCCAGGGTATCTGGAATGGGCCTACGAATTGCAGCCCGAGGTATTAAGCCGGTGTGCGGGGGAACTGATTCCGAGCCAGTCCCCTCCCGCTTCGGCCTGACCGACGTGCGTCTGCCCACCACACGAGCCACAGGTCAGAGCCAGGCCCAGCCCGTTCCGCTCGACGGTGGGGTTCTGGTGACCCGCGCTCATGGCCTTGCTCTTGAGGCCCTTGACGAGTTCCCACTGATCGGGGTGGCTGCCGACGATGTCCATGACTGGTTCCTTAGACGGTGATCAGGTCGAACACGTCGACCGAAGCGGAGGCGAGAGGAAGCGGGACGTCCGCTACGGCGAACTGCTTGCCGTCCAGCGCCACGCGGATGTGGTACGTCCAGTCAGCGGGACCGGAGAGCACCGGGGAGTCGGTCGCGGGCACGGTCACCGAGAAGGTGCCGTCCTTGATCTCCACCCGGATCTTGATCGGGGTGATGATCTCCTTGGTCGACGTGTGCCTGAGCACTGTCGAGCCGTTGTCGATGTCGAACCACCCGTTGGCGAAGCCGCCGTCCCCGTCCCGGAAGTGACCCGAGATGGTGACCACATCGATGTCCGTGGGCAGGTTCAGGGTGTTCGCAGCCGGGGCAGGGTACGCCATATTCTGCGCAGTCCACCCAGGGGTTTCGTACGCGTCGTTGTACCCGCTTCTCGGAATCGGCATATAAACATTGTCGGGGTTCAGCGATCAATGCTTATAGCCGCAGGTCAGCGGTTGCCGAAGAACGGGTTCCCCGAGACCTCGACCTCGGCCACCTGGAATTCCTTGGCAGCGATGCAGGCGAGGGCCAGGGAGTCGGCGTAGTCGTCGTGTGCGTCCGTGGCCTTCGGGGCTGCCGCCACGACGTACGGCCCCTCGAACTTCAACTCCAGGTCTTCCATCTGCTGGGCGAAGCGCTTGTAGGCCTTGAGCCTGCGGGTCTTGGCGTGGGCGGGCCACCCGATCTTGCCCCGGTCGAGCAACTCCTTGAGGTGCTTCCACCTGGTCGACTGGGTGGAGCGGTCCGAGGGGACGCCCACGATCTCGATGTGGGGCAGCAGGACGCGCAGCCGGGAGATCACAGGGTCACCCAGCCCACCCTCGTCCACCGCCACGGCGAAGATCCGGTAGTTGCTGAGGAAGTCCACGATCCGGGCGTACTGCTCCTCCCAGCCCAGGCCGGATAGGTCGAGCCAGTTCAGGATCCGGTGCTCGTAGTTGCCGTATTCGTCAGGGTGGTCCCAGTCGACCCACACCACGGTGACGATGGTGGAGTCCTGCTTCCGGGCCGGGTCGATCCCCACCACGACCGGCGTGCGGTTCCAGGCGTGGATGACCTCCATGCTCTTGTCCCCGAGTTCCTCCAGGCGCTCGGAGGTGGTGAACATACCCTTGTCGAGCAGCCAGTGGAGCCGGTAGGAGAGGCGGAACTCGTCGGAGTCCTCACCCAGCCGCAGCATCTCCTTGCGGACGAACTTCTCGTAGTTCTTGTTCCACTTCGCGACCTCTTTCCAGTCAGCCTCGAAGTGGTTCTGCCGACCACCCCGCTTGGTGGCCTGGCGCTTGTTCATCGAGATCGTCTTGTAGAACACGCCCTTGTGGTACGAGGGGGTGCCGATGAAGACCATGGTCGCGTTCGTGGACGCACCCATCGGGCCGATGGACTTGTTGACCACCCGCTCGTCGGCGTCCTGGCACTCATCGATCACCATCAGGTGGTACGTCCGGCCCTCGATGCTGGCGCGGGGGTGCGCGGTCTGACGGCGGATGAAGGAGCCCGTCCTGGTGAGCCGGATCTCGGAGCCTCGGCCCTTGGTGGCCTTCTCATCGATGTCCGGGTCGCTCATGAACTCCTGGGCGTGCTCGGAGGTGAGCCGGGAGACGATCCGGGAGTAGATGATGTCGGTCTGCTCGTCGGTCGGGGCGAAGCAGCCAACCCACATTCCGCGCTTGAACTTGTCCAGGAGGTCGGGGAAGACCTTCGACAGGATCGGGAGCATGACCATGCACGCGGCCACGGTGTTCGCCACGGTCTCGGACTTGCCGGACTGGCGGGAGAACAGGGCGGTGAGAGTCGCACCGTCACCGATGATGAGGGACTCGATCAGCCGCTTCGCGAAGGGGGTCTGGTATCCGTGCAATGGGATGCCGGAGAACTCGTCCACCACGACCAGGAGGCGCTGGACGATCTGGTCGACCTGCATCTGGGAGAGTTCGTCAAGTTCACCCTCAACCTCAAGCCGGGCCTGGCGCTCTTCGTCGGTCTCATCCTCGGCGTCGACAAGCGCCTCGGGATTAAGGGTTTCGGTCATGGTATTCCTCGGATTGGTTCTACAATTCGTGCCTTCCTTTCAAGGGTATGGAAAAGAGGCCACCCGGTTGTAGCCGGATGGCCTCTTCGAGGGTTTACTAGGTTTAGGTAGGTTTACGAGATTCCCGTAAACCTCAGGATGCGATCTTCCGGGCCGCGAGGATCTGGTCGATGCGCTGGCGGGACACACCGAAGTCAGCCGCGATGGCGGTCTTCGACTTGCTGGTCTTCTGGAAGATGGCCTCGATCAGGGCGTCCCGGGCCTCTGCGGTGGCGACTGGGTAGTCGTGGGCGCACATCTCGTCGCAGTAGATCCGGAAGTCAGCCGGAG